TCATTCGGCTTTGGCTAACTCTCTTTGGGCTCTACCGCGTGGTAGAGTTCAAGGGAGCGCTGAAGCTCAGGACGATAACTAACCCGGGGGTCGACCTATCGGCGTTTATGGGTCGGTGGGAAGCGTGGGTTCCTTGCTTCTATGCCCGGGCCCGGTTGATTACCGGGACGGACTGGAAGTTGGATCCGACTCGAGATCTGGCGATCCGATCTATCCCGTTTATCCGAAAGAGTTCACCGAACAGCCAAGGGTTGGGGGCTCTTGTTGCTCTCCCATTGGATTTACTCCTTTGGTCGAGTGACAGGGCTCACTCTCTTGCGCTTACTAAGTGGCTCAAGACGATAGACGAGCTGGATTTTCTCTGGGCGTGGCAGGGAGTGCGGAAGTGCTTGCTAAGGCTTGCACAACTTCACTTTCGAAGCGCGTCTCGAGAGGAACTGGTTCGGAACTTGCCGCACATCCGAGGGCGTGAGGGTCCTCTTACCGAAGAGGACTTCCTACTTGCGTATCAGATGGCGCGACTCGGACCGCTCCAGTTCGGGAAGTTAGGCTTCAAGGAAGAACCAGGGAAGATCCGTGTCTTTGCCATGATGAATATCATCACTCAGACGCTGATGTACCCCTTACATCAGTGGATATTCCGTCATTTGAGACTCCTCCCGAATGATGGGACGTTTGATCAGGTGAAGCCCGTACGTAACCTGCTTAAGCGGATCGGTAGAGAGCGATTTTGGATCGCCTCTTACGATCTGTCAGCGGCTACGGACAGACTGCCTCTGACCCTTCAGAGAAGTTTGCTCGTACCGTTGTTGGGTGAAGGTCTGACGGATCTATGGGCGTACTTTATGGTGGGCCACCCATACGGACTTCCGAAAGTAGCGAAGAGCTACAATCTGGGGTTCAGTATGGTCTGGTACGCCGTAGGGCAGCCCATGGGTGCGTTGTCAAGTTGGGCTATGCTCGCATTGACTCATCATGCCATAGTACAGTACGCAGCACACCTTGCGTCTCCTATACGAACCAGCTGGTTCCTTCGGTACGCAGTGCTTGGAGACGATGTTGTCATCGCTGACAAAGCCGTCGCTACGAAATACCTGGAGGTCATGAGGGAGATCGGGGTCGATATCTCGTTAGCCAAATCGATGGTATCGGCAACAGGCTCTCTTGAGTTCGCCAA